GTTGCCGTAGAGGTATCGTTGCTCAGCGTTACTGAGGTGCCGCCGCCAGTACCGCCGTTGCCGCCGATCTGTGCGTACACCTCCCATGTGGAGCCATCATAGACAAACTGGACGCTGACCCCGGAAATGTCGCACACGAGGTTTTCAGCCAGACCGCCAATGGTTGATCCATTGCGCCCGACCGTTAGGTTGTTCGTCCCCCAATTGTTGCCAGCATCCGCCACAATCACTTGAGCGCCTGCGGCTGGCGAAATAGGCAGTGTCACTGTGAACGACCCGCCAGAGGTGTCGGTCAAAACACCCTCTCTGTTGGCGGCGGTGTAGTTGGCTGTAACCAGAAAATAAGTAATGCCTGCCACCGGGCCTGTAGCCCAGTTAATCGACGAGCCGTCCCATGTGACGTTCTGCCCTGACACTGTTGGCGCTGGAACAAAACCCGTGGCCCCTGCCCCAGTCTGGAAGGCAATTTGATTGGCTGCACCGCCTGCAAGGTTGGTAGACGTGGTGGCTGTCGTGGCGTTACCCGACAAAGCGGCTGTGATTGTTCCGGCAGCAAAGTTGCCCGAGGCGTCACGCGCTACGACCTTGGAGGCGGTGTTGGCCGATGTGGCATCAACAGCAATCGTGACTGGTGTTGTGCCGTTGTAGCTTGTACCAGTCAGATACCCATCAATGGTCAGGGCACTCGTGACACCACCAGACTGACCTGCAATATTGCCCGAGACCGCAGCGCCTGAAATGGCAATGGCTGTTGGCGTAACACCTGTGACCTGCCCTTGCGCGTTGGTTGTGATGACCGGGACGGAGGATGCAGAGCCGTACGTGCCCGCAGTACCGATGTTGGCAATGTTGAACGTGTAGGTTGGAGACTCGTTCAGGCCCGTGCCAGCCGTGTAGGTGATCGGCGCAGAGAACTGCTGAAAAACAATCGCTGTTGTGCCAATGGTTATGGGTGGAGGGGTCTGCTGCACCCAAGCGGTATTGACGTTTGCCGTGCCGCTGGTCACCAAGAAGAAGTCACCTTCGTCAATCTCGTTAACTCCAGTGCCAACAGAATCAAAGTCTGTGGCACGGGTCAGGATGTAAGGTGTTCCAGCAGAGCCAACCTGCGTGACGGTGTAAACGCCGTTATTGGCCCCTGCTGCTTCGTTCTTGACCAGTATCCGTTCTGTGGCAGTGGTCAGCGTGGAGTCCACGGACAGAGCGCCGTTGGCATTTCCTGTGAGCGTTGCCCCAACCCCGGATGTGCCGTTGTTGTAGGTATTTGCTGGCAGCGCTCCTGTGGTTGCCAAGTTGACCGCTTCATGGAAGTGGATGCCCGATGCAATTGCATCAGCGTATTGCTTGTTTACGATGTCCGTGTTGTTGACGGGCGCGTTGGCAACTGTTCCCGCCGTGATGTTAGCCGTTGAGATGTTGGCCGTACTAGTTCCCAGAGTTCCGATGTCCAGCGTTGTGACGGCGGAGCCTGCCGCGTCCAGATACACCGCCCGCGACGAGGGGTACGTGACAAACACGTCCTTGGTGCCAGCGCCAAAGTTCACCAACGAGCCCGCGTTACTGGACGACACCACGGTAGTCCGGGACAGGGTTGTGCCAGAGGCTGTGTAAGTGCCGACACCGACCTCCCAAGCGCCCGAGGTTGCGTCCACGATAGCGTAGAAGGTCTGGTTGCCATCACCCACAACAACAAAGGACTGGAAGCCTGCTGCCGCGCCCGCCAATGTGACTGTGCCCGTGCCCGTCGTAGCAGTGGTTTCCTTGACGCGATCTTTGAGGACTAAAGCCATTTTTGTTCCTTACGATGGCAGGTTGTTCCAGCCGGGAGACTGCGCATCATTGATGTTCACCCAGCCGCTACCTTGAGCATTTACGATATTTTGCCAGTTTGGGTTCTGACTGTCGTCAATTACCACCCACACCAGCGTGCCGCCAATGTTAATGTAGAGCTGAACTCCGGTTGGATAGACGTTGGCCGTCTTGAGTACGCCTAGTTCGCTCAGAGCGCTAACCGCCTCAGAGATCGACACAGAGAAGACGATGCCCCCCAGCAGCGCGTCCGCACCGCTGGCACCCTCCGCAATTGCCATAAAGACCGACACACTTCTGTTAGCAGCGTCCGCGCCTGTTGCGTTTTCTGCAACATCTACAGAGATCAGTAGGCCTCTATTTGCGGCATCAGCCCCTGTTGCGGCTTCTGACTGCGCGGCCAAGAAGGTGCCGATAGCAGCTTGGGCTTCGGTTGCCCCTGCTGCTTCAAAAACCTGCGCCAGCATGGTGGCAATGGCCGTTTGCAGACCTTGCGCTACAGCAGACTCCGATTGATTGGCGGATACGACTGCCGCTGCCGCCTGCACGGCTTGGCCCGCTACAGCCTCGTCAACAAGACCGCCGCGCAGCGAACTTATAACGACCACAGAATCAGTTGCAGTTGCCGTTTCTGCCTGCGCAACGGCGAACGTATTCCCGCCTAAAGCGGCGAAAGGTGCTTGGGCAAAAGTGACATCTCCAAACACCGCACGTTCCGCTTAAGCGGCGTCAAGCGAGAAGGTGTACGTGACGTTCAGCGTGTCGCCGCTGTCAACCGTCTTGTCGCCGCCAGTGAAGTCGCCTGCCGAGAACAAGATGCCTGATGTGCCCGTGGCTACGCTGGAGAGAAACGCGCCAGCAACCACCGTGGCATTCACCAGCATGGCAAACGAAGACGGCGATGCGGAGTTGGTAATCACTGATGGGTCAGCCGTTGTGGCTGTACCAAACGTCACAGCCTTGCGGTTGCCAGTGTAGGCCGTGCCGGGAACCAGCTCCGTCCAACCAGCGTGCGAGGCAAGCGTGTCAGCAGCGGCAAATGTCGTACCAGAACCGGGGCCTTGCACCAAGCCCAAGTACCAATCGGCGGTGAAACCGATGCCCTTGAAATACTTGCTGTTCATATCTTGCAGACCTTGGTTGACCACAAGGTTGTGGAAGGTGTCAGACCATTTCTCTTGGCCATCTGCGCCCACGCAAGTGACGGTAAATACACCGCCAGCGCCCATGCGCTCACTGCCAGTGCGTTGGGTGATTAACCCTGCTGTGATGCTGTCTTGAGCTTTGCTGTGTTCCATGATTTGTCCTTACGAGATACGCACAATGGCGCTGTTGGCATCTGGGGTTGGGAAGATGATTTGGAAGGTGTCGTTGCTGACTGTCTTGTCTGCACCAAAATCCAGCACAGCCACAGACTTGTTGCCTTCGGTGCTGTTGTAGATTAGTGCGCCACGAGCCGTGAATGTGGCGCTTGTCCACGATGTGTTGGAGAAACTGAAGTAAGCCGTTGGCACGTTGGCGCTGTTGTTTGCCGCTACCGGTGTGACGTTGATGACCAGCGTGTTGCCGCCAGCCGTGTAGCCAGCACCAACAACTTCACCAGATGTTGTGTAAACAGCCGTTGACCCATCCAGATTGGCGGCAGCGGTGTACAGCGCAACCTTGAACGTGTCGGGCGATGTGGGGCCAAAGTTGTGGATGCCTTGCGGCAACTCGACCTTGAATGAAGTTGTTGCTGTTTGCGCGATTGTCATGACACATTGACCCTTGTCTGGCCGTCACGGTATGTGTCGGTGCGTTGTTTGCCATCACCCAAATTCTTGAGTAACGAAAGAGCCTGTACGTACATATCTTGGTACAGCTTGACCATATCGGCCTCGCCCTTCATAAAGCGAATAGCTTCCACCAGTGAGCCGTTGAGCAGAGCAGAATCAAAATTCTCGCCTAACCATGTTACCCCGGCAGTCACGATGGACTCGGGGTAGTAGTAGTAATGCAGCTCAGCCGCGTACGCGGTATCCGGAGTAGGACCCAAAATGAACGTCAGCTCGTTCACATCGTTCGACTGAGGGCCAAAAATGGCGTAGTGCTTGGGCTTCCCAGTGGTTGCTGGATTGGGGTACGCCTGACGGATGAAGTTCACATCCTTGTCCAACAAGAACTCGTAGTTCCCACCCGCCACCGGGTAGATGGCCAACGAGTACACCGACAGAAAATCATTGGGAGCTGCCAGATACTTGTTGTTCGCGGTCAACGATCCAGTGACGTTCTTGCGCAAGTTAGCCAACTGGACCGTGTTGTAGATTTTCTGTTCCGCTTGCTGGGCGAACATGGCGTACTGATCCTCTGTGAACTCGTTTTCACAGATGTCAGCAATGTTGGTCTTCAGCTCGGCGTAGTTCATGCTTTATGCCATTGGGCCCCGGGCCATAACGCCCTTGGTAGCGCAGCCAGTACCACGGATTTTAATGCCGGTGGTCTTGACGTTATCCGCACCGGGATCGTTGGTGCTCACGCGGGGCGTGGCGGTATACCGCGTCATCTTGTTCGCGGCCAAGGTGTTGGGGTCTTTCATGACCTTTAGGCCCGTGCCAGCCTTGCCGTCCATGGTGTGCGGCTTGGCGTAGACGCTGGCATCACCAACTTCTTTGCCCATCATTTTTTTGCTGAAGGTTGCCATTTCATTTCCCCTTGGGTGCAGACGATGTACGCTGGTTCATGACCTTGGCCATGCCGCGTCCGTATTCTTTCATCTGCAAGTTGGTCTTGCCGCCCTTGGCAAGCTTGGTCGGTTTTGCACCGGGGTGCATGTTGGCTTCGTGTTTGCCCACTGCTTTTTTCGCGTCCATGTCAGACTCCTTTAAGATACCGATATTGTCACCGTGCCGATCAGCACAGTCAACGCCAATGTGTTGGGTGTGAGAAGCGTATCAAACGATCTCGACCCACCCACCGGGTTCCAACCCCACTGAATGTCCCTTGAGCCGCCAGACAGGTTCCCATCATCGTTTAAACCCGATGTGATGTAGGTCGTGTCCTTACGTGGGTTCCTGAGCGCTTGAGGGTCATCCACAGGAAATGTTCCAAGCATCAACTGCGGCTGATCCGGGTCCCAGCACTCCGGGCACACCAGCAGCTCATACTTGCGCTGCTTGATGATCTCGGTCCGCAACTTCTTGAGTTTGTACTGCTGCCCACAGCGGTCGCACATGGCAATCGCTTTGTGTCCAGATGCAAACCGGTTAGACATCAGTAGCCACCGTTTCCAATGTGCGTTGCACGAGGAACAAACCTGACTGCCGCCTTCTCGCGGTCCTCGGTCGAGGCCAAATCCCAAGCCTCATCATACTGAGCCTTGAGCACCTGAAGGCGCTCCATGGCACCGGGAATCTTGAGCGCAAGGTGGTAGGCCAAGCCAGCCGTCATGGCCTCGTAGAAGCGAAACGGCATGTCCATGGTGTTCACACCCGTGCCAGCGTCCTGCATGCGGCGCAAGCGCCAGTACACGAACACGTAGGGCTGCGAGTTGTCTGGGATCGGATAAACCGTGAATCTTGGCGTGTCCAGACGCTCAATCCAAACCTGAATGGGACGGCCCTGAGCCAGCTTATTGGGGATCGTGGCGTAGGTAGAAACGCTGATCCGGGTGATGGTCAGGTCTGCCTGCGTTGACGCGCTGCCCGCGCCCGTTCGGATCACATGTTCCAGCAGGTCCACGGTGTCCGTTGGGAGCGGGTACGTGGCCTGCCCGGGCACCAGATTGATGGAGCCCTGCTCGTAGGTAAACATGTTCAGGCCACGGTTCGCCCAGTTAGAAAACATGAGGTTCAGGGACCTACTGGCCGTGCGCAGGTCATAGCCGGTACGCAACTCACCGCCAGCGCGCTCAAACGCCTCCTCAACGATTTCCGTGAGGTCCATATTGAACGCTGTGGTGCCGGAGGTTGCCATTATCTAAACCCTGCTGTTTTCTTTGCGATGGTCTTGGGCTGGGCTACAAACTGCTTGCCCGCCGCCTTACCCGCACGCTTGGCTTTTGTGGTGGCCGCATACTCTGCGGGGCTGAGCGATTTTATCGCCTTCTCCGGCAAATAGCGCTCACCTGTTTTCGACGACGGCTTTCCACTCTTGGTGCGCCACTTCTGGTCGCCCCAGTCTTTGAGGGATTGCTGGGGCGCTTTCATGTCAGTCCCTGTACCCGCCGCCAGCGGCCTTGTACTTCTTGGCCACAAGCTGGGCCTTGCGGGCCGACCACTGGCCAGCTCCGGTGCCTTGCGTTGCAGCCGACTTGACTTGGCTCACGATCCGCTTGCGCAGCTCGGGCTTGGTGTAATTGCCAGCCGCGTTGACTTTACCGCCTTCAGCGTACTGCGTGAAGTCGGTGTCATCCCGGCGAGCTTTACGCTTGCCTTTGGGCATTTTGGAGGGGGAGATGGCCCCCATACCACGGCTGGCCAGCATATCAGCAGGTCTTTCCGCCCATGGCCATCTTGACCATCTTGCCTTTGGTGTGGCCCTTGGTCACACAGCCGTCAGCACGAGTCACTCCGCCTTTGGCGTAGCTTTTTTGGCCGCGCACGGCGTCACGAGGGTCGTCGGACGGCACTGTCTTCGACACCTTGTTATAGGCTTTGGTATCGGCTTCGGTAGCCTTCTTGTCCGCCATCATCTGACGGGCTTCTTTTTCTGCTGGACTCATGTTGATCTCCTTAGCAAGTTTTGCCGCCACGGGTCATTTTGATCATGGTGCCCTTGGTTTTACCCTTGGTGGCAATACCGTCACGGCTTGGGGCTGCGGTTTTTACCGAACCCATCTTGGTCGTGCCAGCGGTGCCTCCAGCCTTCATGCCTTTGGCTTCCGCCATCTCGTGTTTGATCATGGACTTGGGAGCGCCCTTCTTCTTCATGAAGGCCATCTCTTTGCCAACCATTGCTTTAGATTCTTTCATATCGCCACCTTTTGAAAATTTGCGGCTCTTGTCCGCGTTGGAGAAATCTTTGCCCACGGACTGTGGGACGCCTGCTTTCTTGGCAAACTCCGGGCTGTGCGCTACCGCACGCATGAAGTCAGCTTGCTTTTTACTGCTGGATGGCATTACTGCCTCGCAGGTTGTCGATCTTACGCTCCAGCCGGTCAAAACGGTCAAGCAACTGTTGCATGTCGGCCCGAAACTCCGTGCGCGTGATGTGATCCCGCGCAACTTCCTCGCGGGTGCGGTTGAGCAGAATGCCAAGACGGTTAATCTCGGCAAACTTCTCTTTCAAAATAAACCCGAGCATGGCCACAATGGCGGTGAGCACGAGATTCCAGACCATCATTTCCATATCAGCACTTCCATCGCGCCAGTGACGCGGCTTTGCGAGTGGGCTTGCCCTTCTCGTCTTTCATTGGGCCGGGCATACCTGACATGCGTGCG